ATATTTATAAATCTTTGCATCCAGTCGTTAGCCCCGCCTAGTGCTGGTTCGGTGCCTCCTAAGCCGGTTATTTGTAAATCAAAATCTCCGGTTAAAAACATGCTGCTTTGGTATGCCGCAGTCCAGGAGTCCGTGGCGGGCGTGTAGTCAATAGATACGTAGCCGCTATTTAAAACAACACCGCTTGCTGGACCTATGCCAAATATTGGCGAAAGAACACCGCTTGTTATATCGTCATCGGCGTCTCCCGAAATTTGGTCCCAGAACCAATCATTAGCGGCAATACTAGCAACGGACGATTTAACGTAAATCTGCCCGCCGCGTGATGCAACTATGTCGCCCCCCGTTGCTATTGCAACCTTGCAAGCGCCAAACGTTCCGTATGCTCGATAACTTGTTCCCGTTGTCAAGTTCCGAATGCCGACATCACGGTAAAATCCAGCGGTGCCATAAGCATAGTAAGTGTAAGCAAGATAATAGACAGCGCCAACCAATGCTGCGCTGACAGATCCACACGCCGAATCGGCGGCACTTCTGAATGCGCTGTTATCTTTGCCCCAATCGCCGTCAAAATTGGCTGTTTGATCTGAGTCTGACGCGAACAGGTTTGCTAGTGTGATTCGGCCTAATCCGCCACTTGCGTTAGCAACGCCAAAGGCGACATAGCAATAAGTGTCATCATGCGCAACCTCGTTTATGTCTGCTCGGGGAAAATATCCCTTTTTGGTACTCACGCCCGCGCTAGTTCTCGTAAGGGCCGTGATCCCGCTGCTCGTTGCATAGATGATATTCGAAGTTCCAGAATCATCATAGCCGTCAACAGCGGTTACGTTGTCATATTCTAATATAGCCTCAACATCGCCACTTGCGGCGGTGTCGTATTGGCTCCAATAAGCATTACCCATTCGCACACCCCTTGAGAATTAACGAACCAAAAGTTATTAACGCAGTAGCCAATACCGCCGCCGTGCCCATAACCATTTGATGAACCCGTTTATTTAAATCTTTTTGACCCTCTTTTAAATCTTCCATGGATTCCTTAAGCGAGATATCGTAAACCCTGGCAGCCTCACGGCGCTCATTACAAATCCGGTCTGTTACGAACAATGTGAGACCAACGTTATCTGAGATGTCGTTTATTGCCATGGGTTAACTCGCTACCTTAAAGGTTCGGTCGTTTAGATTCTGTTTAATAGTGTTCATTAGTGCTTTGTTGTTCTTCCGCAGTAAACCCTCAAACCCATTAGAGTCAATTGTTGAAATGTTGTAAATAGGCGAGACGGTCAATACTACCGAATTCCCACCAGCGGATTGCCCGTTGTTCAATGCGTTCACCGCGCCACGCACCCCAGGCCTTTGCATGGATCGCTTATTCACCATGCCTTCACCGCCCTCAAAGATGCCCATGTACTCGTTTGCTCCCATGGGTAGCCCGTCGTGGTGTCTCGCATACCGCCCGTTGGGCTGCATGTTGTCAGTGCCAGAGTGAGACACAAGAGAGGCTACGAAACCAATGCCAAATGACGATCCACCAGTCATTGCGTTTATAGTACCCTTTACAGCTGCAATTAAAAGCATTTGCGCCAGGACGCTAATGAGGGATTTCAGCACGGCCTTACCGGCCTGTTCCCATTCCCACATACCGTCCACAATGCCGGTTGAGAGAGTAGAGCCAACCTGTGCGTAAACCTGGTTCATCGTTCCAGATACAACACCGGAAATGCCCACTGCTTTCCCCGTCCACTTATCAAGCAGCGCGAGGTTTTCTTTTTCTTTTTTCGTCAGTTCGTCTGTTTTTTCACCTATTATTTTAAGGCGTTCACTAGTATAATAAAGCTTTGCCTGTTCAATCCACGCTGCCATGCGTTCGTCGGTTCCATACTTTTCAATCAGCGCGCTTTCTTCATCGTCAATCTGCATGATTCGAGCGTCAAAAGAATCGGCTGTCATTATCTCAATAGAGCGGATAGCCTCGGATTGATCCTCGTATGTGTCGTTCATCTGCACAAGGATATCCAGTACATTAAACAGGTTGGTGTAGTCGGGGCCTTGGTCCACGCCGCCTTTCCCCTCGGCAGCCTTGGCCGCGTCTTTGCTGGTACCGTCTTTTCCGCTGCCTGGAATATCAAGAGACTTTGCGCCTTCACCACGGACAGCTCGAATCGCCTCAAGTGCCTTTTTTACACCCTCGGCTACGGATTCCTGTGTGCTTTCTATGTATCTTAGATTTTTACCATATTTATCAAATTCTTCATTCATTTGATCGAGTGATAATTTAGCCTGTTGCGCACCACCCGCCATAAATCCCTGAGCCGCATTTTTAACACCAGTAATACCACTCCATGCGACCATTAGCGAATTGGTTCCCTTGGCAAGGCCAAAAATAACAGTTGCGGCCTCTCCAATGCCCACGGCGATAGTTTCAACAAAAGTACTCACGAAGCCATTGGCCTCGCCCAGGTCGCCCTTAATATTTTCAGTTAAATCTTCAAAGGATTCCGATAGGCTCGTAATAGCCGCTTTCGCGGATTCGTTGTTTGTTATTAACGCCCCGAAAACTTCTGCAATGTCACCCTTTGAATTAGACAGCCTCGCAACCACGCCCTCCCAAGATTTTCCCATTGCTTCAGCCGTACCGCCAAACCGCACCCCCAGGACTTCAACAAGGGCGGCTACTTTTTCCGATGACGTGCCCGTTGAAAGGATCTTTTTTTCCGTTTCCGACAGCTGGATACCGTATCGAGTCAACATGGATGCCTGTCCCGAAACCGCCCGCCCTAAAAGCATAAACGCGGTCTTGGCGTCAACCTCTAAAGCTTCAGCCATATCAAGAGCTAGTGGCGTAAGTTTTGAAATTGCATCCGAATTTAATTTGTACGTTCCTAATAATGCCATACTAGCTAGCGTAGCTTCGTCCCCGTATCTTGTTGTCGTTTGAAGTGCGGATGCCTGTTCTTTTAGGGCGTTTATTTGTTCATCGGTGGCTCCGTTAATTGTTTTCATTATATGGACAAGTTTTCGCTCTGCGTTTTCCTGTTCCTTGGATGCGTCTGTGATCTTTTTTAGGCCATAGACGATACCGCCAGAAAGTAAGAGGCCCTGTAACGAAAAAACAGACCTTCCGAATGACTTCATCGTGCCAAGTGGGCCACGCATAGCGCGTGTAAGCTTATCATTTAAGGATAATTTAACCTTTACGTTTCCTTTTTTGCCCATTATTTTTCTTTTCTATTTAGCTCTATTATTTTTTCGACTTGGCCTGTCAGGACACTAAAAGCTTGTAAGATATTGTGCGGTTGATCGGTTACTTTGCCGTCAAACGGAAGGTGGATCACGGGGTTAACCACGCCCATTCCATTGGTTAAAACGCCGCCTAGGCAGCTTTTCCATACGCTAAATATGAACGTTTCCGCCGGGTGTTTTGATAGCCAGGCCACTGGGCAACATTCAAATTCTTCACACTCAAAGATTTGCGGTTCGCCCGTGCCATCACAATTACGAACCAGCATCAAATCGTCGTCTCCACGGCACGGTTTTTCAAAGTCCACGTCGCTACACGAGTAGCCGCAACCTAATCTTGCGGTAGCGACGCGGGCAAGTTTTTTACTTCGGCCTTTGAGAGTTGGGAAAGATCGACCAGCGCATCTTCAATTTCCGACACAAGGCCCTGCGGTGCGAACTCGCTATGGATTAAAGCCTCGCCCGTTTCAATGGGCTTACCATCCAGCATTAAGTTTTCGATCTTAAAAACATGATCGCAAAAGAGCTGAGCTTGCCCGTCAAATGTTTGAATCGTTACCTTGCGGTTTTCGCCTTCCTTTTCCAGCGTATTTGCTTGATCGAGTACGTATTGCTTATACACTCGGTCGGATAGTTTTCTGATGTGGATTGTTACCGGTTTGTAATCCGGATCTTCTTTGTGCTCTTTTCGTTGGTCGCCAAAAAGCGGAATGTACTTTTCTGTTGATTTAAGGTCTAAGCCCATAATGTTTACCCCTTATTTTCTAACTTTTTCATTCGTTGTTCTAGTCGCGTTTGTTCATCACTCACGCGGCTTAACTCCATTCGCAACAGGGATACCTCACGCATGAGGTCCCTTAGTTCAATTTCTAGCTGGTCATTTGTGTTCATCGCGTATTTCCATTAAGAATTCAAGATAGTTTGGAGAGTCCAGGAGAAGGCCGGTTAAAACCCCGGCAAGACTATCAACTAGCGCCTCGTCGGTATAAAGATCCTGGCGACCAATAGCGTCAAAGGCGGCGTGTAGGTCCTCATGGATTATTGTTACAAGTAAAAAGCGACCGCTCAACTCCTTGTTTACCTGGATTCTTGATATTCTGGGCTCGCAACTACCAACAGACTCTTCAGTTGGGGCCTTTCTTGGTATAAGTTTGTAATTATACGGACCAATCCTGTGCCTTCTCGGCAATTTCATTTGATACCCCTAAAAAATGAATGTTACTAAAAGGCCAACTTAATAGAATCTTCGCCACTAGATCCAAGGCAAACCCTAGACTTGAAAGTAGTCTTGATAATCTCACCCTTCGAATCGGGAATTTCAGCCGGGTCGTATTGTACCAGTGGCAAGTAAGCCGCGAAGCCCCTACCATCGGTGGCACCGCTTTGCTGGAATGTTTTCAATTGACTATTGGCGGCGGCTGTAACGGCCTGTGATACCGAATTGTCATCCAGGTAGCAAAGGCACTCATAGGATACTTCCCGGTCTTGTGCGTTGGTAATTCCCTTTGATTTTCCACAGTCGCCCATGTAGGTCTCGGGTTCGGTTTTTTCGTCAACCATGATGGTAGACTCGTCTGCTTTGATGAAGTCGCCATCATCACCCATGGAAACACCACCGCACAAGCCACGAATAGGAGTTCCGGCCGTGGTGGCAGCGGGTTCGTAAGGTCCAATGACGCACTCGTCTGGATGCAGGAAACCAAGCCCTGCGGATAAGGTAAGAATCAACCCAGTAGCGTCAACCGATGTAACTGTAACGGTTTCGTCACCATTAACGGCGTCCGTGATCCTCAGAATAGCGCCCGCCTCTATGCCCTTTTTGAAAACGGCTACGGTTAAATCAGTCGCGGTAACGGCGCCATTAAGCGTGGTATGAACGGACCTAATTACGTCACGGGCAAACCCCTCGAATTGGATTTCGCCAGTTGCGCCCTTGGAGACTTTGATCGTGCATTTATTAAACTTAACCCCAATGCCCATTTGTCCTGTGAGGTTATTGGACTGATGAATAGTAATAACGTTGGTGTTGTCCGCTTCTAGTGTATAATTGCGAACCGCCTTGATTACATCCGTTGCCGTGGGTGCCGTATCTAAGGGCGGATAAATGGTCAGAACATCACTGCCATCTTTTGATACCACTGTGAAATATTTATTTTCCGTTGTGGCGCCCGTGGTGTTGGCGATCTTCCCAATATCCCCTGCATCCATATAGTTAGCGGTCAATTTGATAGCGGAAACTGTAGGCGCGGGTGAGGCGGCAACGGTAGTTGCGGCGATATCTTCGGTTGCAAACATAGTCTGCAAACCGGCGTCATAATCAGGTGCGTTGCCCTGGGTACCAGCGCCGAGCAGGTAAGCTGTGCATGTTACAGCATAGGACTCCTCAAGGGTGGTCTCATCCATGATATCGCGGGTGGACGGGTGATAATCGTCCCGGTTTTCGGCGTTTTGGGTTGCCGTAAAAACAACCTTACTTTTCATTTTAACAGCGTCTGCCCCCGTGGGGGCTACTGCGGTTTCGTAAACGGGTTGGGTGACAAAATATGTCTTGCTATTGCGTCCCAATGCTGTGGCCATTATTTACCACCTTTCTTTTCTTCTTTGGGTTTAGTGTCTTTTTTTTCTGGTTTAGATTCTTCTTTTTCGGGCTCGGGTTGTGCTTCAAGTTCCACAACCTTCCACCCGTCAATTTCAAACCGGCCTACTTCGTCGTTGTGAATCCATTGGAGGCTATCGGCCTTAATTGGCACAACGTCCATAAGCATATCAAAAGGACATTTCATCTGCGTAAACTGAAAGTTCATAGTTATAATTCCTTGGTTGGGTCGTTGGGGTCAAAGTGGAACGTGATATCGAAATATCGGTAAATACGAACCTGATTTCCTTCGACTACGTCGGATGATTCAGCACCTTCCATTGTGGAATATTCGGTATCAATAGCCAGCTCGCCCCATGTCCTATCCGCAAACATAGCACCATCAATGGCCTGTGTTACGCCATCGAGCGACGTTCGGACGGTAGAGGTTAGCAGCGCATCGATATCAGTATCAAAGCCAATGAACACGCTTACATCTACTGTGATGGTGCCCTCATAAAAGCCCGTAATAGGATCGTTTTTAGTTTGCAGAAAAATAAGGCCAACATGATAACCACCATCCTCAGGACAGGCTAGATCATTCCACCATTCCCTACTGGTAACAGACATCGATACGATGGTTTCTGCGGTTACAAGGGCCTCTAGCTTAGTCTGTACTGCGCTTTTTATTCTGTTTTCAACCGTTTGAGTCATACAGATTTAAACCCGGCCCTTTCAATGGTAAGATCCACGGACTTTCCAGCGTTTTTGATTATCTCTGGTCCTTTCTCTTCCAATGCCGCGGTCAAAACGGGCCGGTCATCTTCATGCACTTCTGCATAAGGTACGTTTGCCTGGACTTCATAGTTGCCCAATGATATCTGAATGGGTGGTGAAATACGCCTTGCATAAAGGGTTGTCCGTTGCGTCAAAATGCCATCAACGGGCGGATTAACCAGCTCGCCATTTATTTGCTTGTTGGCGTTGGCAACCTTCCTAAACCGCTTAGTTTTGGCGTACTTCATGATCGAATTAGCGCCCTTTTTAAGGGTCAAATCTAAATCCTTGGGCATCCTTAACCCAACTTTTCTAAGCCCGCTGCTAGTCTCTTTAAGCCCCGTTACCGCCATCTTAATCATCGCTATCAATCCCGCCTATTAGTATTTTTCTCGGTCCCGACTTAGAGTTAATTTGAGCGGTCCAATACTGCGCAAGCGTCAAAAGTCCTTCGATCTTTTTTTTCACGTCTACGTTTCGCGTATCCGGGTTTTTGGGAGCCTTTAACATCTCGGCCTCAACGGCTGCCAGGTTGGTTTTGCATTCTGCTAGAGTGGACATTTATATCTCCTGGATTTCAAGCCAAACGCCAACGGTGGTCCCGTTGGGCGAAACGTAAAGGGTAGCATTTACAGCCCTTCCAATTATACCGGCCCCGATCTCTTCTAAATGTCCGCCCGTGTAAGCCATTGTTAACCCCTACCACACAAACAGGTTGGTGCCATCAGAATACAGGTTCACAGAGTCGTCATCAGCGGACAATACCAAGTTTCCAGCACCGTCAATAGTTTCGGACGCTTCAGTACTAATCGTGATATTCTTGGATGCAGCATTACCACCAGAATCCTTGACAACAATGATCCGGCCCGACAATGCAATCTGTGCGGATGGAATAGTAATCGTCACGGTGTCGGTCGCGGTGTAATCGCAAGAAAGGATATAATCAGTTGCCGCGAGGGTATGTGTCCCGGCTACGATCTTGGCTACATTAACAGACTGCCCACCGCCAAAGCTGACATCGCCATCAAAGTAGGCGGTCCCGTCAATTTCAATAGCATCAGCAACGTAAAGATCCTGACCGTTACCAACATGATCCGGGCTAATGGCTGATTCGGAAATACCGAAGTT